TTTAGTGCGTCAAAGCGTCTTGCTGCTAAAGATGCTGCTGTTAGCGCTGCTGTTAACGGGGTGCGTGAGCGTAAAGTTGGACAACAGCCAAAGACTAATGGAGCATCCGGGATTCAGAAAGGCCGCATTAGCGTCCCCCGCATTCGTAGAAGAAGCCCTCAAAACAATAAATCGTCTGGAGTATGAGCTTGAAAGGAAGTAATGGCAACAACAGCAATAGTCAAAGTAACGCCTACGAAAGCAAAGACTGCTATCGTGAAGCGTGCTAAAGCTGCGGTTACTGCGCTAGTTAAAAGATGAGTGTAGAGTACATCTTAGATCGCTTCGGCAAGAAGGTTGGTATGCTACCTAGTGATACCAGCCAACGCGCCTTGTTGCTTGACTACCTTAACGAAGCGGCACAGGAGCTTTACGAGCAGTCTGATATGCCGGGGTCTTTGGAAGAGGCCGAGTTTTATGTGCAGGGCGATAAGACTGTTGCTATGCCAGCGGATGTCTATGCCGTTCGCAGCATACGCGAGAAGACTGGTAGCAATGCGATGTGGGATGCTGAACCACTAACTGCACGTTACCGCGAAAACAACTGGGATACGAACTACGGCAAGTTTCGGGTGAAAGGTTACAGCCCGTTGAAGGTATCATTGCCCACGGCTATTACTGGCGCAGCGAACAGTACGAACAAACTTGTTGTTCGTTGGTACGGTATAACTACAACTGACGACGATTACGAGGTTGTAGTAAAGACTACGTATAGTGACGCTTACCTGTTAAGCGTTCCCGGTACTGCCGTAGCTGCATCTGGCTCAACAGGTACAGCTACATTGGCTAACGTCAACGTGCCATTCACCGACATCGTTAGCTTTTCTCGTACGTACAAGCCTACAACCACGATAGGCGTAGTGCAGTTAATTGACTACGCAGACAACAGCATTGTCTACGCTGAGATACCGTCAAACAGCATGGAGTCTCGTTATCTTATCGTAGACGTAAGCGAGTTTCCTTTCTCATCGTCTGCTGCGGAAGACGACTCGCATACGTTACAGATACTTTACAAGAAAGCGCTACCGCGTTTGCAGAATGACACAGATGAATTTCCCGCGCCGGGGTATGATAACATAATTGTAAGCAAGTGTATGGAGTTGTTCCTTGAAGAGCAGGGTAAGATAGAAGAAGCGATTCTGCACGACAAGAAAGCCTCGCGCTCTCTTGCTCGCAGACAGGCCGACCTTGAACGTGGGCAGGAGCAGAAGGTTGTTTTCAAGCGGCATAATCACGACAAACTAACATGGCTAGCTACGCACAGACCTCTTTCGTAGGAGGAATGAACATGGCCTTAGATGATTCTCGTATAGGTCAAGACGAGTATCAGTTAGGTTTAAATGTTCGTAACCGTTTTGGTGATCTGCGTCCCATTAGGCGACCGCTAGAGATTACTACTGGCTTTACCGCTAACGTGCCGTTTCAAGGTGTGTATTCTGTTGGAGATTTTCTTATTCTAGTGCAGGGTGGCGCAGCTAAGTTTAAGCATCGTTTGTCAGATACGTGGGCAGATTTGTGGACAGCAGCTAGTGCTTACGGTTTAGAACCTGCTGTTGATACTGTCTACTTCCAAGCCGTACCTGCCAGCAATCGTGGGTTTGCTTATAAGTCTACTGGAACTACGTCAGGTGTTACGGTAGATACTTCTGCTACACCGTACACTAAAACGGTTGCTGGTATAGTTGTGCAGGATGGCGTTAGTCAGCCTAACCTTATTGAGTTTAGGTCTACAACTGCTGGTGCTATTGTAACTGTTCGTAAGTGCCGCACATATGCTGAACATAATACAACTATAGATAGCGTTGTACAGCGTGAGTATGTTCCTATCGGTACTCACATGATGTACTTTAACGGTAAGTTATATGTTGTTAATGGTACGTATATATTTCACAGTGTGAGTGGTAGACCGCTTGACTTTGTTATAGCTATTGACACAGACGGTAATAAGATTTCCGCTGATGAGTCTGTTGGCGGGGCTGAAGCTATCAGCTATTCAGTAAGCTACGATCCCATTACTTGCATTGCGCCGCTTAACACAGATAGTTTCTTTATAAGCACTGGCTCTGCATCATATGCTATTACGCCAGATAACAGTCGATTGCTGTTTGGTGAGCCGATGTTTACTAAAAAGTATTTGTTTGGTGCATCAGTTGTAAATCAATTTTCGTTCATAGATGTTCTAGGTGACTTTGCTTTCATAGATGCTGAAGGATTGCGTTCGTTTAACGCTGTTCAGCAGTTGCGTAATGAGGGTCGTAATAGTGCATTCTCGCTGAGTGTTGCGAAATTGTTTGGTTCGTGTATTGTGCAAGACGCAACGTTAAGCGCAGCTATCTCGTTTGACAACTATGGATTGTTTTCTATGAAGACTATCTATGGTAACGTTATAGTTGTCTTTGATACGACGACAAAGAAGTTTGTTTCTGTTGACACGTATCAAGATGGTAGCGATGCAGATGCTGTAGAGTCTGGCGGACTTGTATCTGGTGGATTTGATGCTGGTGGCGTTTCATATGGGTTTGGTGTTATTAAGCAGTTCACGAAGATTGATACAAACAACGCGCATGAGATTTATGCTATTACTGATACTGGTGAGCTTTTACAATTATATCATGGTGCTAAACATCTTCAAGCATCGGTTACAACCCGCGCTTGGTCGTCTGGTGATCCTCGCATAGAACAGAAGCCGTTACAGCTTCGTACATTGTTCTCTAACGTGAGCGCGTGGGAATCTAAATCGGTTACTATAAGCAGTGGATCTTATTATCCTGCTAGTTCTGGCGAACCTCCCGGCAATTACTACACAATAGGAACGTACGTGTGGAGCAGTGTAAGTGTTAGCGCTATACCGTATGCGTTAGCTAGCGGTACGGAAATATCTTTTGCTGGTACTACAACGTATAAGGGCGGAATACTTACGCTGACTGCTGATGCTGCTATCGGTGCTACATCATTGAGCGGCACGGTAGCTAGCTCTGGTACTATATCTGCTGCTGATTCACCTGACGGTTATGTTCGTTTCACTGGCGCAGGTACAGCTAAAGCATCTATGTATGCTAACGGTTCTTTCTCCGCTACGCCGGGAATTATTTCAAAGACGATGGCTGCACCTACTGCTGTTAGTTCTGAGTACGGTATAAAGTACGATGACCTGTATCCTCTTGTGTGGAACTCAGACAATACGATGCAGAATATATTATACAACTTTCAACAAGGACGGTACGGTTGGAAAATCAATTACGTAGTAAACTGGGATAATGCTGCGTACTTGTCTATTATACAAACTGACACAAAAGACTTAACACCAAAGAACCCTTTATTGACACAGGCTTATGGCTGCTAGCATTACTAGTGCGGAGTTTACGGATGATACGCGACTGTTCTACAGTAGGCAATCCGCGAATACATGGAGACTTGGGCTACGTTGCCCATCGGCAGGGACAAGTTCCGAAGGCGCGGTTAAGCAATGTACACACGTTGCGGATATGACGTCTATTGACGGCACTTCTGTTGACTCAGGAAGTGCTGCGGCAGACCAACTTACTATGGGTACGCTAAATTTTACTAGCGATGCTGATGTTAAAACAGCGTTCATCGCCCTCGCGGAGAAGATAAACTATTTAACATACAGACTAGAACAGGCTGGCGTAATGGCTAGCAGTTAAGGAGATACTATTATGGCAGGTGAATTTGGTAAACTTTTTGAGTTTCTTGGCCCGTTAGCGGGAATGTATGGGCTATCGCAGCTAGGGCGGCAAGATACGCAGTCTGCTGGTCAAATGGCTGGGCAGACTATAGACGCGACAACAGAGATGTTGCCAAAGTATCTTCAGATGCTGCGCGATGAAGCACCTAAGCAAGCATTATCAGAACAAGCTCTGCGCGATCAGTTTGCCCCTGCTGCAGCACGGCAGCAGTTTCAGCTTGCTGACAAGTATATGCCCCTGTACGGTCAACTTGGCCGTGACGAAAGCTATGCTGATAGAATGTCTAGCGCCGCCATAGGCACAGATGTTCTACGTGGGCCGGGAGGTGCAATGATAGATGAGGCGTATGCTAGAGCGCAGCAAGTTGACCCAGAGTTCTATGGCCGTCGCGCACAGACTAGTGGTATGCTGGGCGATTTGCTTAGGAGTTTTGTTGATCCTCGTACAACAAGCCCTCAAGTTCGTGGTCAGCTTGATGGTGGTAAGATGGTAGGTAACGCCATGTATGACCCGAATCGTCCCGGCGGTTATTTTACAGGTGCATTAAGCGGTAGCGAGCGAGAAGAGATAGAGCGTTCTCTAGGTCGTCAAGGCGCACGTACTGGCGCTGGAACTGGCCCACGTGCTATGAGTGATGTTGTTGGTAATGCAATGATGTTTGGACAAGGTGTGCAGAATCGCCGGGATGCGTTAGGACGTGCGCTTGGACAAGCTACCTCGTTCTTACCTGCGTCACGTAGCGGCTTCGATCCTCTACAAGTTGCGCTTGGTCGCCCTTCCACACACTTTGGCGCACAGCAATTTAGCCAGCCGCAGATCAATAGTCAAGGTGTTATGAATCAAGGTTCCAACGTATTCAATGCTGCTAGTGGTATGGCTCGGTCTGCGGCTGGTCTTCAAGCTGGACAGCCTACTGCGTTAGATCGCTTTCAGCAAGTACAACAAATGTATCCAGAAGGAATAGGCTGGTAGAGTTATGGCAGATCCAAGAAAAGGAAAACGTTACGCGCACTATGATCCTGCGTATGAAGCGTATATTAGAAGGCTCTTAGAAAGGCAACAAGGAGTTTCTGCTCCAGAAGATGCTGGGGAAGGTTACTACGCACCGCCCTTGACTAAGTATGTAGACCCGCGTGATAAGTATGCTGGCAGTCCAGTCGCTTCTGGTATTGCTAACGTGCTTGGCGGTATATTGCAGCCGGGACGAGCATCTAACATAGAGCAGATGAATCGCCAGTACTTTGAAAGTCGTCCACAACAGCAAGCGCAGCAGAGTTCTTTGCTTACTGATTCGCAGTTGGAGGCGTTGAAGCAGAAGGCTTTGGACGGTGACGAAAAAGCACAGCAACTTCTGACAACTTATGTGCAAGCGCTTAATCCTCCGCGCACTGGGACTAGTGGGATGGATGCCTCGTTTTGGCGAGCGCAAGCTGGTGCTGGGGAAGCTGGTAGAGATCCTGCTGGTTCAGCTAGGCGAAGAGCGGGAGAAGTATCGAGTGAGGTTACTGCACCACCTGTTACTACACCACCTGTTACAACACCTTCAGGGCCGACAACGCCAAGTGATGTTGCGCGACAGGTTTTAAGGGATGATTTTCAGCATGGTGCAACTTTAGCGTTGTATCCAGAAGAAGCAATTCAGCAAGCGACTAGTAAACTTAAAGCGCGTAAACTTAATGAACAGCAAACGCTTGCTATGGCTGAAGGCGAAGATCAGCCTTCGCCGCAGACATTAAAATACATACAAAATGCTCGCGCACGTATAGAAGATATTGATACTAAGCTGTCCACAATCAGCGGCAGACCTGCTGCTGGTGCAGGTACAGCAACAACAGCGCCTAGACCATGACCGAGGAAGAACGCCGTCGTCGTTTGATAGCGATGGGGTTAGACCCTACGCAGTATCGCTATGTAACAAACGAAGAAGAAGTCTACGAGGACACAACTCGTGGCGGCGCTTTCGCTACTAGTTTAAAACCAGCTATCGCTCCCACAGTAGGTGGCGTGGTGGCTACTGCAGCAACGATAGGATTGCTTGGTAGTAACCCTCTTGGTTGGCTCGCTGCCATACCTGTTGGTATAGCTGCTGGCTATGGTACAGCCAAAGGCCAAGAAGCCATAGAAGATGCAGTCTTAGATGATGCAGAAGAGCAAGCACTCGCGCTTAAGCGCCAGACTGCGTTAGAGAAATATCCTTGGACAAGTCTTGCTGGCCAGTTTGCGCCTTCTCTAATAGCCTTCCGCCCTTCGTTCACTACCATACGTAGCCTTCCCGGCGCAATCGCAAACGCTCCGTTGCGTACGCAGACTGCTATGCAGAAGTATGCGCTTGCTAATATAGCCATAGGTGGTGGCGTTGAAGCTGGTGTAGAGGCAGGGGCGCAAGCGCTTCGTGGCGAAGAGATGGATTGGGGCCGTGTTGCGGCTACAGGTTTACTCGGCGGTTTGCTTACTGAGCCGACAAGAGCTTTTGGTAAGATAGGTGCAACAGTAGCTCGCAGGGGTGAGACTTCTACGCAGTTCCTAGAGCGCACAGGGATGAAGCGCCCACTTACAGAAGTTGAGGCAGCAGAGCTTAATCCAATCAGAACAGCCAAGCATCAGAAGGATCTACTTGCGGCTGACGCTAAGAG